TGGCAATTTGATTAGTTTAGTGAATCTAATTGGTAATGCAGGATTTGCTGGATTTATATCACTAATCGTGATACTCGGATTACTCAACAAATAAAGGTGGATTAAAAAGGGGAATAGAAATATTCCCCTTTTTTATTTTCTACCTAAAATCCTATAACACAAAATATCACAACGAGTTAATTTAGGGTGAATCCCATTATACACTTCAGAAGTAAACTCTAAATCATAATATTGATTTAACATTGTATTCAACATATTGATGTATGGTTCTGAAGTATAAGGTTCTCCACTCCATAATTCCAATACAATATATCTATCAAATGTTTCTGGTAACATTAATAGTTTTTCAATATCACCTGTCATAGAGCTACTTGCAACCGATGTATTAGTAAATGGATTTATATATGATTGTGATGCTGAAGGATTAAAAAGTTTACCAATAGTATATTCATCAAGAATTCCTCTATCATACATAGTTCTAACTTTTTTATACTCCATTACAATATTACCATTTTTGTAATCCAACCTCGGTGTCCTTTTGATGTGTGGTGGAAGTTCACATAAATTTTTATATGGAACTTCAAATTCACCACCATGCTCAGACATAATCGCTTGAATAGATGGTTGTTCATCAACGTGAGTGATACCCTCAGAAAAGAATCTACCTTTTGAGTCTTTTGGTGCGTTTTCACCAAGGTAGTTGTTTTCTAATCTCTTTAATGTATTTGGATATTCGTTTATTATTTTTCTCATATAAGAATATACAACCTTTATTTCGTAATGTCAAGTATTATTTTAAAAATTAGTTATACTAACTAATTCTTTAATGTTTTCATTTTGGTCTTGTGGAATGAATCCTAAGATTTCAAATGAATTTCTGAAATCATTACCGAACGGATTGTTAGATAATTTCTCAAATGTTTGAACTAATTCTTCAACATTTTTAAGAAACTTTTTTCTTTTGTTTCGTAATGATTTCTCACTTGTAATTGCATTTATTTCGTAGCAAATGAAATATGTCTTCTTACCTGTTTTGGCGAAGTCTTTCATTGCGTTAACGATTTTAATATGTTCATATCCAAATGGAAGTGCTGCGGTGTAAAAATTACCTACATCTTTTCTAGCACCACTCTTGGATAGATTGAACTTATAATTTTTGGCACTGGACCAATGTTTTGCAATCCAATCTCTTTTAAGTGTTGCTGGTTTGTAAGATGTATAACGATTATACTTCTTAGGAAGTTTATGTTTAAACTTATTAAGTAGTGTTTTTACAATCACCTTCTTCATTGTGTCAGGAATATGTGGATTTGTATCGTTAACATATTTGGTAAAATGCATTTTACCAACTTTTAGATATTTCTTTTTCGTGTCTTGGTTTTACACTTACCACTTGATATATCCAAGAATCTTGATTAAGATTATCAAATCCTGCGTCTCTACCGAAACCTTCGGCAAGGAAATAGGAATTGTCTTTTTCAAAGACTACTGGAAAGGGTGCTGACCAATCTACACCATTACTAAATGAGTAGGCTAATCGTTTACCTCTTTTTTCGATTGCGTCTCCAACTCTAATTTGACCTAAATGGTTGGCAACTACAATATCATTACGACTGATGACTTTCAGGCCTTTATCTTCAACTTCAAATTCGGCAGGAAATTGTATTCCTGTTCGTCCGTTTGATTCGAGTAGATGAAGCTGGCCTTGTAGGTCAGTCATGCTTTTTGGAAATAAATTCACTTTAAGCATTTTATTACTCTCCTATCTGTGGACTTTTATTATAGATTATCCCAACTACCTGTCCACTTGGTCTCTATTGAGCCAGTAGCGAGATAATTTTTTTGTAAATTAACGTGATGTTTTTTTAGAACATTTATAACTCTTGTAATGTGTTGGGTGTTGGACCCAGTCATTTCTCTAATTAAAATATACAATGCTTTCTTATTGAAGTTTTCTATGTTTTGTCTTTGTTCCATTAAATACAATACTGAATTAGCAACATCAATGTCTTGTTTTCTTTTAAATACCGTAGTTAGATTATTTGTCCAGTAGTCAATAAACAATTCCATATATTCTTGTTGACCTTCCAGAATATCTTGTCTATTGGTTTCCCACATCGCATCCCTTTTGTAATCAGTTACGGATTCATCATCTGTTTGTTTAAGTTTTTTGTAATTGTTATTGTTATGTAGAATAAGATAATTCTTTGCTACGATACTGAAATAACTAAATGCCTTTCCCTTACCCTCAGTAAACTTATGCATATTCATATATAAGAAACTTACTACTTCGTGTTTAACATCTTCACTCGGAACATCAAAATAATAAAACTTAAATGTATGAATGATATTTTCTGCCAATTTCTCAAAAGGTGTTCTGATGTGTTCATTGTAAATTCGTTCTTTCATATGTGGACGAGTTTCTTTATTATGTCTAATAATCGCATCTTCTGTTCCTTGGTGGAAGTAATATCTTGGTGAACCCTTTTTTGCTTTTCTCGGCATTATATCTCCTGTTCTGTTATTTCGTTTAATTCGTCTACTGCTTCTTTTATTGCTGTGAACACTACACCGATTTCATCGTCAGCTTCAAATGTCCCTTTATCATCTATTTCTTTTAATGTTGATTGTGTTTCATTGATTCTATCAACATAACCCTCAATCCAAGTTTCTAATCTCTCGGTTTTTCTTGTAAGATTAAATATAACATATCCTTGAACCAAAGTCAAGAGAATAAATAAAATTAAAAAATAAATCATTTTTTACTCTCCCCAAATAGTTCGTTAAATATATCTTTTGGGTCTGTTGACTTGGTAAACTTTTCTTTTACCTCATTGTCAACTGCCTCTTTTATTTTGTTAACTGATTGTTCAACCTTTTTACTTTCTACTCTATCACCCAATCTCCACTGGTCTGACTCAATATGTGTTGCCATCATATCTGCTTGGTGTAGAATATATGCTATGTTAGACTTTAATCTAAAGTCTGGATTGAAACTTGTAAGATACTTTTTGTTTGCTTCTTCATACATTCCGTCAGTTAACATTAATCCAATATATTCCCATTCAGATATCTTAATACCAAAATGTTGTAGTAAAAAGAATGCTCTATCCGTTACGACCATATATTGTAATTCCGGATTATGTGTGAATATACTTCCTTGATTCTTACGATGCCAATCTGATTCTTGTGGTATATAATAGTCGTGTTCTAAATCACCAATCTTTCCTAAGTCGTGATGTAAGGCTGCGAATATCAATTCCTCATTTGTAAAGTTTATTTCAGCACCATTTTGTTCCCAAGTATCTCTTACTTGTTGAGAGAACTTAACAACGTGTAGTATGTGTTCTACATAACCACCAACCATTGCGTTATGAAAATGTGCTTTACCACTCGCAGGTGCCATACACATTCTTGTTTCAAAGTAATCATACATCTTGTTTAGTTTCTCTAATCTATCTCCACTAAAAGTGTCGTTTATGATTCCTCTAAGTTCTTTCCAATTATCTTGTATTTGTTGTTCGTTTAATTGTTTCATATTTACTCCTAAAAGAATTTATTCATTTTACTATTTTTTTCATACTTAGGGTCTTTCTCGGATGCTCCAAGTGGGTCTCCTTTGTAATCTACATTACCTGCTTCATCAATGATTTTTTGAATTGCTTCTTTATTCTCATCTGGAATCCACAATAAAGTATCATCTGAAGTAGGTGTATCTTTTACACCTCTATCCAATACCCATTGTCTTATACCCTCCCAAGCATTACTTTTATAAAGTTTTCTGTGAGAATTGTAAAGTAGATTTTTCTTATAACCATTTCCTTGTAAGATATGATATAACCACTCAACACCATATTTGGTTCTTGTAGTTTTCTTTTTCTTACTATTGTCTAAACAATGAATTAAGTCTCCAACAAGATTCTTTTCAAATGTTTCATCGTGTGGTGGAAGTTCCCAATTAACTTCTTTACCTTCTGG